ATGACCAAGAAGTTCTTGCGTACATGTCAGGCTATAAGCAGTCTTCTTTGCACAGCAAAGGCGATGCCCTTAACACAACTGTTAATGGTTCTAAGGCTGTAGCTACTGCAGGTGCTAACGAACTGCTTTCCTCTATGCAACTGCATAAAGGTGACTTTGGCAACATCACTACTTCCTCTGCTGGCACTCACTCAATTCCTGTGACTGCACGTATGCCGGGAGCGACTTCGCTGCCAACTGCTACCGTTTCTCCTGCAATGATTGTTGCTCGTATGAAACGTCTGCTTGACCAACAGCAAGTTGACTCACAAGGGCGTTGGCTGATCGTAGACCCGGTGTTTATGGAAATCCTTGCTGATGAAGATTCACGCTTCATGAACGCTGATTTCGGTGAATCAGGTGGGCTGCGTAATGGTCTTGCTGTAAGCAACTTCCACGGCTTCCGTGTTTATTCCTCGTCCAATTTGCCAGCACTCGGCACTGGGGCAGGTACAGCAGGTACAGCTAACCAGTTGACTAATTGCGGTATTATCGTAGCTGGTCATGACTCGTCTGTTGCAACTGCAGAGCAGATCAACAAGACAGAAACATATCGTGACCCTGACAGCTTTGCTGACATTGTTCGTGGTATGCATCTATACGGACGTAAGATTCTTCGCCCTGAAGCAATCGTTACTGCCCGTTATAACGCAGCATAAGGAGGATATAAATTATGGCTACGTTTGACATGACTTCCATTGATACCGCTGGCGTTGGGGCAAATGTTCTTGCTGTTCCAACTAATGTCGGTAATGTGGTACGCACTATTGAAGCAATCCTAGATATTGATGCTATGATTACTGCAGGTGCTACTATTGCTAATGGTGACATTTTCCAACTCTTAGAAATTCCTGCTGAATCAGTAGTAGTTGCTGCTGGTGCGGAAATTATGAAGTCTTTTACTGCAAGTTGTACTTGTAATATTGACTTTGGTGGTGGCGATGACATCATTGACGGTGCTGCACTTGACGCTGCTGCTGGTACATACCTTGTAAAAGGTAGTAACGGTGAAGCTAACATTGTAAACACTGGTGCTGCATCTACATTTGCTGCAGAAGCACTTGCTTGTGTTGGTGCTGCAGATACTATTGATGTAGTTATCGCTGGTGCTGCTGCTGCAACTGGACGCTTGCGTGTCTATGCAGTAATTGCAGATGTTTCTGCCGCAATGACTGAGGCTGCAGTAGCTCAACGTGATCTACTGTAATAGACCTACATACTTTGGGGCTGGCTATATGCTGGCCCCATTAGTGTATCAAACTTATGCAACAAAAAACTCTTGGGGCATAAAGGATTTATTAAGGAAGCATAATGGCTCTTACTTTTCTTACTTTAGCTAATAGCGTTATTACACGTATGAATGAAGTAGAGCTTACTTCTAGCAACTTTACCAGTGCTAGGGGTGTACAGATACAATGCCAGAATGCAGTAAATGAATCAATACGATACATCAACCAGCGTGAGTTTGGCTATTCTTTTAATCACGCTAGTAATTCTTCTACCTTAGTAGCAGGGCAATGTAGATACACAGTACCTACAAGTACCAAGTCTATTGATTATAGCACAGCTAGAATTAAGAAAGACACTGATCTTAATGCACGTGGTAATAACCTAGCAACGTTGAGCTATAATGAGTATATTGAAAAAGACTACGCCAATGAGGAAGACGATGTTGTAGCGACTACGCTAAACGGTTCACACTCTGATAGTGTAGCTACACTAACACTTGTATCTACTACAGGACTTGACGCTACAGGCACAGTACATATAGGCAGTGAGCAAGTTACCTACACTGGCATACTAGGTAATGACATTACAGGCTGCACACGTGGTGCTAATAGCACTACTGCTGCTACACACTCTAGTGGTGTGGCAGTTACACAGTTTGAGGGTGGGGGTGTACCTAGAAGTATTGTACGTACTCCTGACAACAACTACCTCTTGTATCCGTACCCTGATAAGGCATATGCTTTAGTTTTTGACTACTACACTTTTCCTGCTGATTTGTCTGCACATGGCGATACTACAAGCATACCTGATCGTTTTGCACCTGTGGTAGTAGATGGTGCTACAGCTTATGTATATCAGTATAGGGGTGAGTTAAATCAATACCAGTTAAACTTTAGTAGGTTTGAGCAAGGCATTAAAAACATGCAAAGCTTGTTAATTAATAAGTATGAGTATATTAGATCAACTGTAATAAACAGACCCCGTGGTTCTGCTAACTTTATGTCGGGTGTTAGTTAATGCCAGATAATTCACAAGTACAACCAGTAGCATTTAATTGTCAAGGCGGTTTAATACTTAACCGTTCTAACTTTATTATGCAACCGGGAGAAGCCCTAGAACTAGAAAACTTTGAGCCTGATATCTCAGGTGGTTATCGTAGGATCAATGGCTTTCGTAAATTTGTTAATCAAGTAGTACCTTTTACAGCTTCATCCTCTGAGACTACTTTAATGGTTGCTAGTTTTACAAACAAGGTAGTAGCAGCTAGAGGTGAAAAGATATTTACTTCTGCTTCTACTGAGTTAGCTATTGCTATTGCATCTAGCACAGGCATGACAGGATCAGGTACTATTACTGTACCTAGTACTACAGGGTTTTCTTCTAGTGGTACACTGCAGATTAACTCAGAGTTATTTACTTACACAGGTATTAACTCTACTACATTTACTGGTGTTACTAGGGCTACATCCAGCACTACTGCAGCAGCACACGCTAAGACAGATATAGTATCAGAGAGTTGGACAGTAAGAGATACAGGCAGAACTAATGCAGCTAAGTATCACTTTGAACGTTTTAACTTTGATGGTAATGAAAAGATTATTCTTGTAGATCAGGTTAATGCACCTGTAGTATTTAACTCTTCTATGGCAGCTACAGATGTAAGCACTAGCAGTGTAGCAGGGGCTAAGACAGTAGCTGCATATAGAAACCATATGTTTTATGCAGGTAAGTCTACTACCCCACAAGAGATAGTTTTTAGTGAGCCGTTTAATGAGGATGGTTTTAGTAGTGGTGCAGGTGCAGGTAGCATTAAAGTTGATGATACAGTAGTTGCACTAAAAGTCTTTCGTGACAGTTTGTTTATCTTTTGTGAGAATAGAATATTTAAACTTACAGGATCAACACTTAGTGACTTTGCAGTACAGCCTGTAACAAGAAACATTGGTTGCATTAATAGCTTTACCGTACAGGAATTTGCAGGTGACTTAATCTTCCTTGGTCCTGATGGACTGCGTACTGTTGCTGCTACTGCACGTATTGGTGATACAGAGCTTGGTACTATTAGTAAGAACATTCAGTCTTTGTTTGATGAGAACATTAAAGATGCAGGGGCATTTGATAGTGTAGTTATACCAGACAAGACACAGTACAGAATATTCTTTAATAAAGATGGACAGTCGGCAAGTTTATCTAAAGGTGTTATCTGTGTATTAAAGAAAGAAGCATTTGAGTTTTCTGAGACACTTGGAATGCAGACTGCTTGCACTGATAGCTTTGTAGAATCAGGTGATGTATTTGTATTACATGGTGATACTTTAGGTTTTGTACAAAGACAGGAAGCTGGTAATACTTTTGATGGTGTAACTATATCAGGTAAGTATAGAAGCCCTGACATGAGCTTTGGCGATAACGGTATTCGTAAGCACATGCAACGGGTAATTATTAACTACAAACCAGAAGGCACTATTGATGCGGATTTGATTGTACGTTATGACAATGAGGATAAAGACTCAGCTAGACCCGCAGTGTATCCGTTTGACACTACATCACTAGCAGCTACATATGGTGATGCTACATACAGCACAACAGCTAGTACAACACAGTTTGTTTATGGTGGACCTTCACAACCACTTGTACGACAGCCAGTAGAAGGTTCAGGTTTTTCTGTAGCACTTAGGGTAGAAGATGGTGGTACAACTAATCCGTACTCCCTTAAAGGGTTTCAGTTAGAATATCAATTAGGAGCAAGACGTTAGATGGGTGCTACATACACAAGACAGTCAACGTATAATGACGGGGATACAATCACAGCAGATCATACTAATGATGAGTTTGATCAGCTTTTAGCTGCCTTTGCAGCAAGTACAGGTCACACACATGACGGTACTACAGGTGAAGGTGGGCCAATTACTAAACTGGCTACTACCTCTGTTACTATAGGTGATGGCACTTCAGGTACAGACATTACAGTAACCTTTGATGGTGAAAGTAATGACGGTGTATTTAAGTGGATGGAGGATGAGGATTACTTTGAGTTTTCTGATGATCTACTTATTGCGTCAACAGAGAAGATTCAGTTTCGTGATACTGGCATCTATCTTAATTCTAGTACTGACGGCCAGCTTGACATTGTAGCAGACACAGAGATACAGATTGCAGCTACTACTATAGACATGAATGGTAATGTTGATATATCTGGTACATTAACTGTTGCAGGTGCTTTAGACTTTGGTGATGCTGCACTTTCTAATGTTGGTGCGTTACAACTAGACAGTATTGCAGGTGATGCAGATACTAATACAAGTATTACTTTTAGTGGTTCTGATGTTATTACAGTTGCAACAGGTGGAACTACTGCTTTTACTGTAAATGCTTCTCAATTAATTACTGCTAGTGGTGGTGTTACATCTACTACAGCAGCCAACACTTTAGGTGCTACATCGTTTAATGATGCTAATATTACTAACGTAGGTAACATTGCATTAGACAGCATTACAGCAGATGGAAGCACTATTACTATAACAGGTAATACTACCTTTGCAGATGGGGCATTTAATTTTGATGTAGCATCCCATGACGGTTCAAATGGACTTAAACTTGGAGGTACGTTAGTTACTTCAACTGCAGCAGAACTTAATATTCTAGATGGTGTTACATCTACTGCAGCAGAGCTAAACATTCTTGATGTAAGTAATAGTACAATAGGTGATTTAACAGAGATAAGTACTGCAGCTAATGATGATGTAATTATAGCC